TGATGCTGCGGAAACGTAGTTATTATTGTAAGCAGATCTTCCTGCTCTTCCACCACTACCGCCACCAAATCCACCATGACCAGCACCAGCACTACCACCAGATCCACCAGAACCACCGCCACTGGGACCGCAACCGCCGCCACCACCGCCGCCAGATCCAGCAGTACAACCAGAAAATCCTCCAGCTGCTCCACTATTAAATTGAAGGGCACTACCACCATAGAATCCCAGTGCTGGACCAGCACCGTTGCCACCAGAGTAGCAACCATCCCATCCGCCGCCGTTAGATCCACCACCTGATCCACCGCCACCGCCACCGCCGCCAGCACCAGCGACGAGTACACCACCAAAGTAAATTCCTGAAGCACCACCACCTGCACCGCCAGTAGCACCGTTTCCTAATGCTCCACGTTGGGATCCCCCACCAAAGCCACCTGGCGCTCCCTGACCTCCACCATTATTTACAGCTTCAACAGTACCATATGATTGATCATTAAATCCTTGAGCACCTTGTTGACCAACATAATATGTCAATGCATATCCTAAAGCACCACCATATGTTCCTGTTACCAATCGTCCATTACTAGAACTTCCACCGATTTGAGTAGTACAACCAGAGTTAGCATTAGTATTACCTCTACCACCTGCGCCACCGCTTATTTGGAAAGTGCAAGATGTGATAGCATCGGTATCTGTAATGGTGGTGCTTCCATTTGAATTATAAGGTCCATATGTTTCATTTTCATTGTAACTAAATGATTCACCAGTACCATCTCCACCAGATCCTTCAATACCAATTGAAGTACCACCAGAACCACCATCAGTAGATGCATCTCCTCCAGTACCACCACCATCACCAGTTCTAGTAGAATCAACCGTTACCCTATCATCTGATAATAATGCTGCTGGAATTGAAAATCCTCCACCATTGCCACCAGCACCACCAGAGCTACCAGATTTTCCACCCTGTCCACCATATGCAATCAAAGTATGTGATGTTGAATCAAGAGTAAATGTGACACTAGCGTTACCACCATTACCACCATTGGAAGAACTATTTCCTCCCGCACCACCAGATCCGCCTAGTCTAAATCTCAATTTAACAACACCAGAACCAGCATCAGCAGCAGATCTTGAAAAACTAGTTCCATCTGCTGGTAATTCAACTGTATATCTTTCCTCCAATGCATCTGGAAGAAGAACTACAACTTCTTTTCCGCCAATTGTTGTTGCACTATCTACAACATATGCTACAGGATTTTCTTGAGTAACTCTAGGAACAAGAATACCGTCTGCTTCTCTAACAATAGATCCTGCTGGAAGATTTCCAGATGGAGGATTTGGATCTTTCTGTGCTGTAAATTCTGTTGGAGAAATAACTTCTATAACTACGTAGTTTCCATCCCATGGTTCTGTTGATCCAGAGATCGTGATAAATCCACCCACATCCATATTGTGATTTTCTTCAGTCACAATAGTGATGAGAGTTCCATTAGAACTACCAGAAGTTATATTGAATGGTGGTGGAGATGTAATTGAATAATTAGTACAAACGTCTCCGTCGTCAGAAAATCCAGGAGTTCCAGGAACATAAGGAGGAACAGCAGAACCCTGTCTCAGTCCAATTGCCAAAAATCCAATTGCGTCACCAGCATTTGGGTTAGCTTGAACTTGTTCTATAGTCAATGCCGCTCTAAACTCACCACGTGGATCTGAATCGGTTTGATCAGTGGAAAATGGACCCTGCCTAAATGTTACCTGTACATCATCAGTTTTGTATTGATCTGGAATATTAATTTCAATATTTTTCCACGATGCATATGTTTCATCATATCCTCCAGGATCACTAAACCCAGTGAACCCATTTTCAGCGTTAAAATCTTGACCAGATGGCATTAAACGAAGAGTTTCTGTGGGTAACCCAGATTTATTAAAATCAACGTATAATCCCTCACCTGGGTCATTAACACGTTCTCCACCATTATCGTCGTTACCAGTTGTGGATAGAATATACAAAACATCATAACCAGTCATGTCTAGAGTATAAGTAACACGCCTGGTAGTCTGTAATGTACTAAAAGGACTAGTGCCAATAGTACCAAATCCAACATATCTGTCAGGAATAGTTCCAGAAAATCCTGGTCTTCCAAATCCACCAATTTCTGTAGTTCCACTTCCATAAGGGACTAGTGCAGTTCCCTCATATACTACAGTTGCAGTTAAGGAATCATCTTCAACACCATAATTTTTATCAGGAAGATCAAATGCTCCTTTTTCCTCTCCAATTCCATCTACGTTACCAAAAGTTGCAGTAAAAGAATTGCTGAGTCTATATCCAAGTATTCCGTGTGAGTGATTCAGAGGAATTCCTTGACCACGTGGACTCTCGGGAATAAAATCAATGATAGAACCCCTAACGTTAGAATATGTGGTTGTTAAAGTATCTAAACCACCGCCAAGAACCAACGAAGTTTCGTCTACTTGAGAAGACAACAGAAAATGATCATGTTCTGGTGGTCTAACTAGTTCAACCGTACCCATTGGTCCAACTTCATACTTTTTAGTTCCTTCCAAACGATTTGGTACAATTGAAGAAACGTTTTCGTATCCAGTCGTTGATACATCACCAATAGTGAAGAAAGCTCCTGGGTCATCAAGTGTTGTGGTTGGGATATACCATCTCCCCCCAGTATCACCAACGTCTAATGTGGTTCTGTTTTCTACGATAGGTGTTCCACCACCCTCAACACCATTTCCATATCCAATTACTTTTCTCTCTCTGTAATCTGGAAGTCTAAACGTCCCGACAAGGTGTGGAAAATCCTCTCTATCATATGGTTTTGCAAATTTCGCAACAGGGTGAGCATTTCCACCACTAGTAAAATCAACAGTTGCAGAATTACCAGTCACTCCAGTAATTTGATATTTCGTAGATACTGTGTCACCATCTCCCGTATCAGATATTACATACGAATCAGTCGTATTGAAAAGAGACGATGGAAGTGCTCCAATGTTAGAGAAATTTACAGATGTATTTTGTGGATATACTTTTTTATCTGGACCAGAAATAGTGTTATCATTTAAAATATCAAAGTATGCAACACCGCTCTCTGTGTAAAATCTTTGAATTGATCCAGCTTCATTTGAGTTAGTTATCAAAAATGCATTGTTTAGTAATCTTTCATTGGTTCCAACTATAAAAGCTACGTTTGTTGTAAATCCACTGCCACCAATATTATTTGACAAAGTGATAGTACCAGCACCATTTGTTGCAGTAATGGTAGTGCCGAGCGGTAACGTAATAGTAGACCCAAAGGAAGGTTCAATAACTTCACCAACTACAAGTAAATCATAGTAAGCGTCACTAATGTTAGTGATTTGATTTCCACCGATTGTTACATCGCCACGAATAAATCCTAGAATGCCCTTCTTATAATCATTACCTACTGTCTCAAATAAAAATGGATAATCTCTAATTTTATACTCGGATCCATCACAATACAAACATCCTTCATGGGAATAATTTGGTTCTTCCGTAGATAAAGTGTTTGTAGAGTCCGTATACTGATCTACAAGTACAGGAAAAATAGATCCTATACTTGTATAACCACCACGCTTATCACTATAATAATTTTGTAGAGAAGATCTGTAAGTAGCCATCAGGTTTTAATTAGATATTCCGAAATAATATATGGTTGAATATACTCATCCGCCGATCTAGATTCATTAACACTAATATTGATTGATGATTCTAAAGTCGCTCTGGCTTGTATATTGACAGGTTCTGTGATTATAGTATATGTATGTGGTTCATCCGAGTTAAAAGGCATTGAGTGCCTGTGTCTTGCATCATTGCCAAATGTTGCTAATTGACTTGTAATGTTTTGAACCGCACCAAATGCATCATTTGCGTCTGGGTTAGCAGAGACTTGCAAAAATGGAACGGTAGCAAAAGACCAGTTTGTTCCAGATACACCATCTGTAGATATTGCTTTATCATCTGGTGCTTTACCACCAACGCAACTACCAAAATCAAAAAGGTTTGGTACACATCTTTCTGAATATGTTCCGTCATACGTAATATTTCCAATAGTGGTGCTTTTAAATGGATCGTTATATCGGGGACATCCACCGCCGTCACCAGAGGTGAATCCAAATTCTGTCGTAATATCATCGCAAGGAAATTCTGTAGGTCCAGATGGCCATAAACACCATCCAGAAGAGAGAAAATTATCACATCCAGTCCAACAAAGACCCCAGTTTTGATATGATCCACCAATGCCACAACTGTCATTTTCTGGGGATCCAGTAGCAGCCAAAGAGGTAGCATAGTAATAACAAAGATCTTGTCTTGTGTTATAGAACCATCTACAAATTTCCAAACTACTTCGTGTCAATGCCGAGTTTTGCCCTGGCGAGCTAAAATCATTTCCATTTCTATCTCTTTGTCTAGCACGGGTTGTAGTGGAAAAATGCAAGTGTGGTTGCATTTGATTTTGCAGAACTTCTGAATAAGAAGTATATGATCCCGTAGTTCTAGTAAATCCTGGTTCTCCCCTCAATAGAAGACTTTGAGATGGAAGGAAAAAACTGCCAGTATATGGAATTTCATATGGACTTGGAACACGTTGAAAAACTTCCATTCCAACTCCTGCTTTAATCACAGTATTTCCATTAACATCTGTAACAGTTAGATCATTGTACAGACCAATGTTTGAAGAAGATGTCGCTCTAATGTGTTTTTGTCTTAGATCTGGTAGTTGAAACTGATCATCAGCAAGATCTTGATTTGTCTTTCTAAACTTACATTGACTTCCAGTTCCTAGCACAGATGCCAACGCGGGAAAATCATCGGCAGATAAAACTGCTCCATCACAACGTAGATATCCAGCAGGTAACCTCTCTCTATTCAATGGCAGTGATGGGTCATTCTCCTCAGTCATCTCAAGGGAAAAATTTATAATTGTTCCCGTCAAAGTACCTAGCTTTGATTTTTCTCTCTGATAAAATACTGCCATTAGTATGCCCTCATGATGTATATCATAGTTAATGAAGGCGTATCTGGGTTTACAGTAATATTTAGTGCTCTATCTACAGAGACAGGTGCTGCACTGCCCGTACTTACGTTATTAACAAGTAAAGAAATCTCAGTTTCTGCGTCTGGCAAACTTCCACGAGTCATGGTAATTTCAAATGCTTCATGATTATGACCTCTCAAATTAATTGATGCCCATTCCTCTGTAACATGGTTTACCGTAGTTGGATATACTTTTGTTAGAATATTAGTATTGGTTGCTTCTCCCTGTCCACCACCTCTCTCAAATGGAATATCATTTGTATAATGATAATTTTTTCTACCACGATATTCTCCAGCAACTGGAATTGGTCCAGTATTTGCTTCAACTTGAACATATGCAATTCCTCTTTCACCACGATCTGTCCAACCTCCCTCTTGACCAATTCCAGCAGTAATATTACGATTTTGCTCTCTTGGTACTAAACTTTTGTTAGAGTTAATATTTACAAACCTACTAGTCTCAACCAAACTAATTCCACCATCATTTTGATCATACCAAGTAATTTTTAATCTACCGTCACCTACAGTAGCACTAACTGGATTTAATTCATCACCTAGTCCACCATATGGAGTAATAGATGTCCACCTTGCTTCCTGTTGTTCACCAACATTTGGAATAAAAGTCTGTACTGGGTTTCCTGTAGAAATTGTTCCGTTAATAGTTTCGCCTTCTGGCGCAGTGTGGTTATGTGAGGGCGTATGATCTTGACCTAATTTTCTTGGAATGGGATAGATGGTATCGTTATAAACAGGTTCTGTAATGTATATTCCAGTAATCCTTCCAGATAATTCGGTTGAAGGTTCAACCTCAAAAATAATATTTACGTCAGACTCATTATTATCATCTGGTTGTGTTCCTTCGGTTCCATTTTCACTGATATATTGTCCAACAATAGCTAGGTCTGATGTTTCTAATCTATCGCCCTCAATATCAACTAATGCTCGCTGATTTAAATCTGGCAAATCAAATGTGTCATCTTCAACATAGTTTGGATAACTATTTTTGATACCAATATCAACACCAACAACCTCCCCAGGACCCTGTGGAAATGGTCCATATGTGTTGCCGATAATTTGTGCTAACAGTGGGTAGTCAATTGCTCGCAACCCCTTTGCAGAAGAATTGCAAACAATCCAACCTTTAGGAATGGAATCCTCGTTCAACTGAGCAGATGATGAGGATCCAGACCAAGGTAAAATAGTTCCAATAGGAGAAACTTTAGTTGCTTTAATTCTATTGTAATATCCCATTTATTATACCTCCATTAGCCACCATCCCTGATCAGAGGATGGAATTCCTACTCTACCGTCAGAAGCAACACCACCCAAGTAAATTAGAGCAAATGCAGCGTTTGGTGTTTGAACCACAAGTTCACCAGAAGGATAAGCAGTTGTTCTGCCTCCGAGTAGTGTTCCTGTATTATCTCCCTGAACTCTGACATTTGTTCCAGGAGCGCGAACTACAAGAGAAGTTCTATAGTCTAGATTGCCACTAACATCAATGATTCTAACAACATCACCAGTATTTGGATTTTCTGGTAGAGTCAGAATCAATACATCCTGAGCGGAAGTATTTGTCATATAAACAATGTTTGGAATCAGAATCTTATCTGCATCCTCAGATCCACTAGACACGTATCTCGTATGTGTTCCACCACTTTCTGTAAAGAAGTTATCAATACCAAATGCATCAATTTCTCCAGTTCTCTTAACTGCGAATTTTTTAGTTCCATTTGGTCCAAGATTATCAATTAATAGACTGCTAAATTCACTTGAAGGAGCACTAACTGGAATTCCAGTTACAGACAATGACAATCCACAAGTTACATTTCCCTCAAAGTCAACGTCAAAGGAAGGAGTACATGCACCTACACCAACGCCTTCCCCAAGAAGAACATCTTCAGGACAAGCAGTTGGATAAATCGTTAGGTTACCTCTCTGAAGAATGCCAGCATCAATCTTTAGGTCACCAATGTGATCCGCGTGACCTGCATCATTAGAAAGAGTAAGAATTCTTGACTTATTGACAGAATCAAGGATTTGAATACTGCCGCCAATCATTCTCAAATCACCAGTTAGATCAAGGTTACCCTTTCTAAATGGATAGTTACCAGGATTGATTCTCTCATCCATGGTGGTTTCGTGAGTAGTGCCCACCAAGTTTCCATTTACAAGGAAATAAGAGTTTGTACCATCATCTAGATTCTCAAATCTTACATAACTTTGATAATCAATTTTCTGCTGTACAATGTATCCAGTATTAATAATTGCTGACAAATAATCAGATCCATCTCTTACCCTATCATCTAGATCTAGAAGAATGGATGTTTCTGGATGCTTGAGAATTCTAGTAACAGTATCGCCAATGTTGAATGCACTGGTTTGAGCAGAGGATGTTCCTTCTTGTGCTTCATCACAAATTAGAATACTTGAATTTTCGTCAACTTGACGAATAATTAAAATTTCAGTAAATCCAGTTCCATTTGCCATTTCACTGGTTCCACCAACCATGATCAAGTCACCTTCTTGGAACGCACTTAATCCTGTTCCCACACTAGCAACTGTCAGTTGCTTATCATATTGGTTGTGAGTTCCAACTGTCGCAGTCAGAGTTGTTGTTCCACCACCATTGATGGTAGTTGGGTCAAACCAATAAGAGTGAACTCTAATATTTGGAATTTCTGCTCCGCCATGAGTTGCCAAACTTTGTCCGACAGTTCTTGATGTTGGATAGATTTCACTAATATCCATTCTGCGGATATCATGTCCAATCTTAACTGTTCCATCACAAGAATCAACCTCAAAAATGCTTTGATCATTACCATTATCAATTTCAAATACCTCATTTTGCGAGATATAGAACTGAGCATTGTTGATGGTTTGACCACCAGCAATTCTATATCTTAGTCTTACAACATTAGCATCATTTCCATTTACAGTAACTTCTGTGATATAGTTATCAACTGCTGTTTCTGCGATAGAACTTCCAAGACTACCTGCAATAATTGATACTTTATCTCCAATAGCAACCTTGGCGATATCAGCATCCGAAATGCTTGTAATATAATAAGCAACTGTTGTTTCTTGATCTGGTACAACAGAACCTGTGATTGTTTCCCGTTTGATTGTTCCACAACCACCATTGATTCGGATGGAGGTATTAACAGTTAGTTCAGCGCCAGGATTATCAGAGTCACCAATAATAACCTCACCAGTTACGCTATCAACTACAAATACATCATCACCCGATTCACAGTCGCTAGAGATTCTAAACATCTTAGCGACCTGTTCAATAGGAGTACCAACCCTGAATACCTCACCAATATCAAATACAAGTGGTTCAACATTTGGTTGCGATGATTCGCGACCAACGATAACATAATCATTTTGATTGATATTTCCACCAAATTCCGCAAGATAAATGTTTTCGGTTACTCCACTATCATCAATATTTTGCTCAGTCCAAGTAGCATTAAACTGGACGTTACATCTATAGATTGCAGTTTCATCTGGGTGATCACTTCTAACACCAGTGAAAGTACCAAATGGTTCTCTTTCAACAACAATATAATATGGAGCAGTAGATACTCTTGGTGTAGAAATGACTCTTACAAATTCAACATGTTTTGTCTGGCCTGCCCAATATCTGATTGCAGTAATACCATAGTTATCAACACCAGTATTCTCTTCCTGAATGATACGGAACTTGGTATTTGCTTTCTGTGCAGCAATTGGAATATCAATGCTAAACTTAGCAAAGTTCTTTCCTTGATCCAACCATTGTACAAAAGTTGCCCATCCAGATGGATCAAATTCGCTATTTCCATCGGTTTCAGTAATATTTCCGATAGTTACATATTCAGCATCAGCAACAGAATACTGCAGTTTTAAATTCTCATTAACAGCATCTGGTAGTTCTCCACCATTGACATTATTTCCAATATGGATATCAAACTCCATTCTGGTAATTGGTCCTGTAGATGCAATGAATGATGCATCTACTGTATTCAGAACTGCATAACGAGGTTCTGTATCCAAGCTTGGGAAGATTAGATAATCTCTTCCAGTATTAAATCCACCGCTATCGCCTGTTCCTGGTCCAGAAGGAACAACGTTTGTTCCTACTACTTGATAGAAATCTGTATTTGAGAGTGGATTTGTCTCACCAATGCTAACATATACGCCTTCATCAGGTCCAGCTTCAGAAGTATCAATTAAGAGATAATCATTCTCTCTGAAGTAGGAATTACCATCAGCATCAATGGTGCTATTCTTAAGTGGCAGATAATATTGATTTCCAGTTAATTCTGGCAGAGTCTGTGGTTCAATTTCAGGGTTGCCACCAATATCATTGATAGCAGACTGATAACTTGTTCCACCCCAGTTTCCAGAACCAACAGTATCAATCTCGTTATATCCCGCATCAGCAGTGGTTAGTCTGGTTACACTAATAATATCAACGTTACTATTGAAGAGATTATCAGGAAGAATTCCAGTAGCATGTGCAATGGGATCAGTTCCTGCTTGAGCTCTTGTAGCAGTGAACGAATATGAAGCATAACCACCACAAAGGGTAATGTTAGAATTAAACGTTGCACTAGCATCAACGATTAGACTGTTTCTAATTCTAGTTGATCCACCTTGACCAGCAATTGTAATATTTGAAGCATTGGTAGCAAGTTCTAAAGTATTGGTATTACTGTTTCCAGAGAAGAAGTTGACAGTACCAGCGGTTGAAGTTAGATCTACAGAATCAGT